TCCGTGATGCTGACCGGCGCATCCAACGCAGTGATCCTGGTTTGGGTGCCGCCAGCATTCGCGGTGGCCACAATCGGATTACCAGCCGCCTGCCCGAACGTGAGGATCGTGTCGGCATAGGCCGGCGCGTGGAAGAACATGGCGCCAGCCACAATGGTAGTCGTAATCCGCAGTGCGTGCTTCATGTGAAGCCCCCTGGTGTTGTTGGTTGGTTTTCGCTACTTAGACAGTGGGGTCCGGACCTCATTGAAGGAAGGAACGAAGCGCTGACGTGACGTTCGGCAGTAGTGCCGGCGGCGCACTCATTCCGGACCCCATAATCCCCTATCGAGGCTGTGCGTGCGGCGGAAGCTCGTGGCCAGGGGTCAACGAGGGGTCCACTGACACATAAATCCATCCCTGAGAGGGGCAGTACGCCAGCATCCAAAATGTCTGGCTAGGCAAGTCGTTCCCAGGATAAGCCCCGCCAGCAGGGAGACCTTGATCGGGTCTAGGCGGATTGCCCGGCATCGGACCACCACCAGGATGCGCCGGCGCAACCGGCCGTCCATAGCCAGGATCGACTGGCCTGCCAGGGCTTGGCCATATTACGCCCGGGGGTGTCCCTGGCGGTGCGATGATGATCGGATGGCTGGGGCGCGGGCCCGGCCACACACCAGGCGGATCCGGCGGCAGCACGATCGGGTTGGCCGGCCGGTCAGCGCTGATCCCATACCCCGGATCAACCGGGCCTTCCGGGTAATTCAGCCCAGCGCTATCCAGCGTCAAAGCCCCACCAGTCACCCTAAATGTCGGCATCATAATCCTCCATGCGTTGATGTTCGTGCGTCGTTACGTCGATACGTCTTTGCGCCCTCACAGCCGATACAACGTGCCCCAGCGTGTCAGCGAAGCCTTCCGGGCAATCTCCCGCCGCCGCTGCCGCGTCAACGCCTTCGCCCGCGCTACCCCACCAAGCCGACCAACCTCCTTCGCTCTCGCCGGCGTCAGCCTGTAGCGGGGACGCCCCATCGCCATCAGTTCTCCTGTGTCGTTGCGAACCGGACTCGATCGTGCTCTGCTGCCAACAGCGCCCCGGGTGCAAGCCAGGCGTCAGAGTAGCGGGCGGTTACCGCCAGAAGCCGCCCCTACTCGCTATGCCTGCGTGTCGTCACGCGACACTCAGGTGACACCAGCAATAATCACCCACGCAAGCATCACAAGATCAAGCGCAACAATGATATAGGCGCCCGTCATGTGACAGCGGCGATGCAGATCACCACGACAATCAGCGCCATCTCGCCGAGCACGATCGAGGGCGTCACCGCACCCTCGGCATGCCAACGCCCGCACAAACCAGTAGATCGTAACAAAACCAGATCAGAAAGATGATCACAATCGCCGCCACCACGATCCGGATGACCTGCATCGCCAGCCCACCGGCCCAGCCGAGCCATCCGAGCACGATCGGCAGGAGCAGCATGAGGATGGCGACAACCGCGCAGACGACGACCAGCCACACCAGCGTCTGCACGAGCCACAGGAGCGAGAAGCACATGATGCATTACCGCGTTGATGTTGCTGTCGTGGCGTGGCTGGTTTGAACCGGACTAGCGAATTGGGTTCGCGCTCGGGCCTGTTTTCAGCCGCCTCTCCAATCCATCGATTGGTCTAGACGATGGCGGTAGACGACGAGGGTAGTTGTTGCGTCCGATAATGTTCGTTTCCAGACGGAGAACGTTCGTTCCTACTGGCTCGGCTGCTGTTGCTGCGTTCCGGCGGCTGCGGCGCCACCGCCTGCGATGCCATTCCGTCGCAGAAGACCACGAAGGAGCATGAGATCGATTAGCAACACGATCGCTAGCAGAGCGGCTCCCATTGCTATCCCTATTGCTGCTGCTTGCTTGCAGCCATAGCGCCGGACCCAATAAGCCCGGCAATCCCGTATTTCTTCAAAATATCGATGGTGGCGGCGTCAAAAACGACGAAATTATGCGATCCCTCTCCAGCAGAACGTGAACCTTGGTCCAAATACTTAATTCCGGGAATACCGGCGTCGCGTAGAGCTTCGGCATTACGCGCCGGGTACGCGCCAAGCAATGCTTGCAGATTAGCACCGGTTGGATTGTCCAGCTTAGATAGGTCGGCGTATCCCATCCCCGTGGCTGCGCGGCCTGTCTTAGCCACATCGGCCAACAGCGGTTGCACCGCATCCTGCACATGCTGTGACTGCTCGCTGAGCGGCTTGTCCCAGTCGAGGAAATGCTCCGGATCAGCGCCGATATTCACCTGATACAGGTGGCCACCAGCAGGCTTTAAGTCGCCACCCGATTTGAGATACTGAATTGCCTGATTGATCTTGTCTGCTTCGCCTGGCGGGTAATTATTAGGGTATTGGTCTATCTGGCGTTGCACGAACTCAAGATGGGAAATCCCCCCTTCGTGGCCGCCTTGCATATTTGCCCAGAACTTTGCCACACCTTCGGGTGTATCTGTCTCGGATCGACTCGCTAAGACATCGCGATATTGCCGCGCGACGCCCTCGCCCTCCGCAAAATACAGCCCGTGGCCGTACGCCTGCGCGCCCTCGCCGGTGCCGATCTTGCTGGTGTCGAACTGGTCGAAGCTGTGCGGGCTGCCGTGATACGCCACGATGCCGGGGGGCGGCACATCACCCGGCGCCGTGGTGCCCATCATGACGCCCTCGGCCCACTGCTTCGCGGCGTCTACCGCGGTGCCCTGCCAGCCCGGTAGCGGCTGCAGCATCTGCCGCTGCTCCTCGACGCTCGGCCAGCTCGGCAATGCCTGCGCGACGTTCGCTGCCGTCTGCGCGACCGCTGCGCCCTGGCTGGTGCTCGCATCCGGTGGTGGAGCGGCGTAGTTCAGCAGCGGCGGCCCGAGGCCGTTGGGCTGGCCCAGCGGGCTGCGCGTGAGCAGCCACGGCATGTCGGGCGGTGCTAGCTGGTTGGTGGGCATCGGTTAATCGGACCGCTTGGTTCCATACCCAGCTCGCGCTGAAATCTTCCAAATCCCGTTTTTCGCAGCGGCGTCCATCGCATCACGCATCCAGCTCGTCACGAACGCCAGGCGGTCGGCCTCGGTGTGCAGGCCCTCGGCCTTGGTGTAGGCAGCGAGGAACGCCCCGGCCCACTTCTCCGGATCGGCGGCGACCTCGCGCCGGAACTGCGCGCCGGTCATGCTGGTGGTGTCAGTCATGCAATTCTCCAACCGGCCGGTTCGCCTTCCCGCGATGAGCGCTCGAAGGCGCGCGCCCACGTATCCACGACCTTCTGTGGTGCCAGGTCGCGCAGGAATGGCCGCGACATACAGGCGTATCGGCACGAGTCCGGCGCGTGATCCTCCATGTCGCTGTCCACGTCCTCCGGCCGCGCGTCGTCGTGCTGCAGCGCCGGCAGCGTCCGGATCAGATCGCGCGATGTGCTGAACAGCAACAGCATAGGCCGCCCATCGGCATCACCATCGAGCCGTGCGCGTAGCTGGTCCCAGCCGCCCATCGCACCACGGCCGGCCACGCGCTTGTTGTCGGCGTGGCGAAAGATGACGCCGCCGGTCATCATGCGTTGCGCGATCGACGGGCCGCCGTCCTCGGTGAACATCGCAGGATCGGCCACGCCAGTAATCGGTGTCGGATCGTCGGCCTCCCGGCTCTTGATGCCAGCCGCAATGGCCTCCGCTGTCATGCGCACGCCGACGTTCGGCTCGCCGGGTTTCATTCCATACCATTCCCGGTAGTTGACCAGCGCGCCACGGGCAATGTCGGGCAACGAGCCATCACTCACCGCCCACCAGTGACAAGCAAACGGTCGCGCAGATCCCCAGTCGAACGATCTGAACCGCGGCCAGTGCATCGGTAGTGTGCGCGGCGCGATGACGTGGCGGTCCATGCTGAACTCGGGGAAGAACGCACCGCTGACGACGCTCCAGTCCCCTTCAAGCCAGGCGCGGACCAGTTCGGGTGAGCCTGACGCACGAAGGCGTTGCACATAATCGGGACCGAGGTAGACGTTGTCGCTGACCCTGCTCGGTATGTAGATACGCTCGAGGCCGCTGCTATCGGTGAGCACCTTCCACCCCATCGGGGCTGGGTCGATGTAGCGAGCGCGCACCCACTGATGACCAGGACCACCTGGGTTGCCGGTGAGCCGCATTGCAACCGGAACACCAGCACCACTACGCAACGTTGCCATGAGCTTCATGATGGGAACCGGAGATGGAAAGTTGCCGCATTCCTCTATGTATACACGAGTGTAGCTATGGCCTTGGTATTGCTCTGCGTCGGCATCACGTTCGAGATAGGCGAATGTGAGGCGTGCGCCGTTGGGCATCGTAGCGCGCATTGGATTGTTGGTGAGTTGCGCTCCTAACTTTGTATATACGATGCGAGCACGTTCGAAAGTTTCCAGTAGTTCTATGCGAGTTCTGCGGATCATGAGGCCGATGGCGTCGGCGCGGTATTCATCTGCGTGAAGCGCCCAATCGCCCAACACTGCATCGGTTTTGCCGCCACCGCGCGCACCACCGAAGAAGCATTCAAAGATCGGGCAATCTATGAATGCTGATTGCGGGCCTTTCTGCGGTTCCCATGCAATCAGTCGTCCGTCGTCAGTAGTCGCCTGCTGTCGGAGGGAGCGTGCATTTTGAGCCATTCATCAGCGCTCTCGGTCGGTGTTGGCGCGCGCAGGACGTAGCTGT